TTTGATGTTGGTTGTCTGTGTCAGTTGGTTGAAGAGTTCCCTTGCTTTGGTACCTCAATCGACCGTTTCTCCTCGATCAGCTGTCTTAGACGACTAATCATAAAAGGATTCCGAATCATTGGCTTAGGAGCGGGCTCAGCTGGGGCTGCATTGTCTACAGCTTTGGCTTCGGGCACTTTGGCTTGGGTTGCACCCTTTCCTTTGCGCCCGCCTCTGCCTCCTTTGCCAGGTGGTTTTCCAGCGTCTTGATTGCTTGGGCTAACTCTTCCGCCGACAGGTTTAGGAGTTTTTGGCTGGGGGTTTTTCTTTCCTCCCCCAGAAACTCGTTCCTGTACGTCCCCTTTTGAGCCAACGCGATCCCGGCCTGCTCTACCGTCTTCACGGCTTTTCGCAGGCACACTAGGTACGCTTCCAGGTCCTTTTCCAGGGACTTGTTTGGCTCGCTGATTTTCAGCTTGGAGATTTGGTTGCCCATTTCCGCTACCAGCTCCGCTAACTTGAGCGGGGCCTCGTTGATTGCCTTTACCAACGACTCGCTGGACATTCTTTTCCGTGTCTTTCTGTATGGTAACGGGGTCCACTACGCTCGCCACTGGTAGTCCATCCATTCCCAGTGTATCCTTGTACACTGTTGGACTACTCTCTGCGCCCAGATTGAGCAGGGGAAGCGACCAGATATTGTTGCAATTGGTGAGCTTTTCTTCGTACTCTTCCAAGTACTCACTGCTCACTCCCATGCGGGCAGCCATACAGTTACGCATGAGCTCGCCATCGCCTGCGATCTGGGGCCAACTACCGTCTGAGAACCACCAATAGGGCTTTTCGTTATCCCGGCTGGTGCGTTCATTCGCCTTACTATCCCCTTCGAATTCTTTCGCGTATGCTTGAATTATCTTACGACAGTATGTGCTAACCACGGGGGTGATGCCGTCAGTGGTGAGATAGCCTTTTAATCTATCAGTAGCTGCTGTCGCCAAGGGGATGTTTGGGTCCCGGAATGTGATGTGCAGTTTCCTAATGGTCCGGAGGGGATCCTGAAAGGATGTTATGGACTTAGCTAGATCGGGGAAAACCCGGGCTAAGAAGGTCACTCCGGTGTCTGGCTTGCACTTTTCACTCTTTATGGTGAGTCCTAGGTCACGACACACTCTGACATGGGATTGCATGAATCTGCTCTCCATTAAACCATCATCGCCAAAGCAGAGGCCGATCATTCGAAAGGCGTCAGATGGCTGAAGTTCGGGCATGGCCCGACGAACAGCACAATACTGCGTGAAGGCGTTGTAAATGGTATTCTTGTCACAAGTTGTAGGTGAACCACTCTTTACTCCCACCCCAGGATCGTACTTGAACCCGAACCTTTTGGCTCTTCCGTTGCTGCTTTGCTCCATCTTTTGGAACCGTTGCAATTCGGTGCCATAGTCCGAGTGGATGGCTTTCAGATAAACTGCGCCACCGACTTGCCGTTGCATCCACATGGAAACAGTGCCGTCAAGATTTGAGAAATCAGTTTCACAAAGCTGACCGGCGCAGGCCACATAGAATTCTTGGACGGCAAGTGCGATCTCTAATGGGGTTCTGCCTGGGACGAACCAGTGCTTATTGCTTTCGTTGTGCAGGACTTCGTCGCGAATAGCCAAGGTGTAGGATGAGTACTGAACGATGAAACGAAAGTCTTGCCAGGAAGAGATTATCCTGGGACTTTTGTTGCAGGCCTCGTTCTTGATAAAGGCCTCGATCAGAGCTCTAGGCTGTGCGTCTATCGTCTCAGCAACTGCTCGCAGCGAAACTTGTTGGCTGGGCTTGCGCATAAGCGACATTGTGTCGTCAATTCCATATGGGATGACCTTCTCACAGGTGGGAAGCACAACTAGTCTCGCAAACTCTTGTGCGTAGACATCGTATGCTTTACCCGGGTGCACAGGGTTGTGCACGCTCTCAACTCGGCGATCGAGTGATTGTGAGAGGACCTCCCACCTCTTAGGCATGGGAACCATACTTGGGTCGGGTACCAAAGGCGACGAATATGCCCTTGCGGACACATCGGCGGTATCGACAAAAGTCGACAATGGCCAGTGGACAGAAAGGCCGGCAGGCCTTCCGACACGGGTTGGACTGGTGGGTTGGACGGGCTTGTTCATGTAATATTGACTGAAAAGGGCAAGTGATGCTGGGTCACTATATCCCATCCCTAGCATGCGCGTGGTAACGGCTTGGGCTGAACCAAGGCCAAGGAGAATGTCTACGTCCGCCTTAAACATGCTGACGCTTGCATCTTCCCCCTCACGCCCTATACTAGACATAGGGATGCCGTCACCTCCGGTTGTGACAAGATGGTTCCAACCGGGGTGGGTCAAATCCTTGAACTTCATGCGGGCTAACTTCCTGACTTTCAGGTCACACTTGATCCACTTAAAACGCCAGTAAGAGAATTGTGGAATGTTCCACACCAGAGCTCGGTGCGGTGCGGTACTCCACGGCCTGGCGTGGTGGGTTTTCACAAGAAAGACCTTCTCTATCCCGAGAAAGCTGAGCCAAGTTTTACCAGGGAATTCGAGAAACTCCCCAGCAACTGTCCAATCCCAGAGTTTATGCTGCCAACGATTCCCTCCACTGACCTCATAATCCACGGTGTCGTCGTGAATACGGTAACTACACTCGCCGTCCAAACCACAAACTTCGACAGGGGCGAAGGTGTAGAGGATTGACGGTCTTGAGTGTCCGAACGTAGAGTCCGGGCAACGGAGGTAGTAGTCAGTATCAACAAACATGAGCACGTCAGAGGGACCGAGCGAACTTCCAGAGCATTCGCGATGGAGGTCGCCTGGTGCGAAATGCTGGTGCGTAGCATTCTGAGAAGACGAAAGAGGGCCGGGAGACACTTCGTGACTCTTACAGCCAATGCCGTGTATAGCGGCTTCAATAGTCCTCCGAGCTTCGTCACGGACTGCGCCACTTTCTGGGTGGCCATTGTCGGCAGATCGTTGAGGTGCATTGTTGCTGATGTAATCCAGGGGGAACCACTTCAATTGGTAGCTTCTTCTAGTCCAGTTGATCAGGGCACGTTGGAGAGCCCTGAGGATTCGGTTGTCAACAGCAGAGGGATATGGGCCAATTCCCAAAAGCCCCCTAAGCACACTTGTATTCTGGAACACGAATCGAACCAGCGATACGATTACCTTGACAGAGACCGACGCGATGCCGACCTTGCCGAGAAACCTGAGTGTGTAAAGCGCTAAGCTTTGCTCTTGACTTGGTGCATTGAAGGTTGCAGCAATCGATTTTGCTACTGTTCCAATGTCTG